GCCATATTATCTCCTTAAATTACTTTGGCTTGTTTCTTAATTGCTTCACGTTCAAAATATAGTCTAACTATTGTCTTACGTATAATAGCATACGCCGTGAACAAAGTTGTCATAATGACACTAGTCCACATAGTACCTACTTGCCATACATCAATACACAAATACACTAACACAAAGTTAAGTGGTATGTTAACTACGGCCGCAATACCTGTATCAGTTAATGCTTCGTAGAATGCTTGTTTTACTTGCTTAGGTTCTGGCATAAGTCTAATTGTACACTATTATTTAGAAAAGTCAAGATAAATTTATCCATTTTTTTCGATTAAAATTCAAAGAAGGCTTGTAAGGCCTCACTTTCGTTAATTCGTTTAAGATCCCAATTCATTGCACCTAGTACATTGCTGATCTTCTTATCCAATACTGCCTGCTCCATTGCTTCAGTATCAAACGGCAAATCCTTAAACCATTCAGGTATATGCATTTCATCTGTGGGATATGCAATACTTGAGTAACCCATAGGATTATTTTTAAGCCTACACACAATCACTTTCATGCCATCCATGATAGTCATACTGTAGTTGTCACCGTGTGCATTTTTAAGTTCGTTCCAGTTTATACTTGCTCTAACATGTCCAGGTATCATATTGTTCTCTGGTGCCATGTCTGTGAGACGTTTTAATTTGTAGTTACTTGCTTCTACTCTACGTTGCTTTGCAAGTTTCTCACTGTATGTTGTTAAGTTGTTTACACGTTTAGGCATACCTTTTAACCAAGGATCTAGTTCTTGGAAGCCTTTCTTGAATGTTCTAATCTTATCCAATACTTCATCTTCAGGCTTACCATCAAGTGCATCATCTAATACCTCTTCTAAGAAGTCTTGTATAAACTCAGGCGTATCACTTCGCTTGATGTCCATACCCATGATCTTTAGTTTACCACCCTCAGGTTGATATCCCTCAATGTCTAAACACTTGATTGCATATCGCTTCTTGGTAATGAACAAACCTGACCTACCAACTACTTCTCTACCTGCCTGCATAACTGCACCTTGTTCATAAGGTACGTTGAATTGTTCCTTCAGCATCTTAGGAAAAGTAGAACTAACACTATCTGAGATGTGGTCATACAAATTAATTGCACTCTCCATATCTAATGTCTGTCCTTCTTTCAATGCTGGAGTTGCAGTAAAGTACACAGAGTCAGTGTCACCATATACTATAGTGTCGCCAGTGTGATCGTACACTCCTGTAAGCATTCTGTTTGTTTCTGCTCCCATGTGTTTGGTAATGGCCCGTCCAGTAAGTGTTGTGGATTGACCGATTCTCTTGTCAAAGAATCTACAACCAGGATTGAGAATAGCACCATACAAACTATTAAGATTAATCTTCTTGACCAACTGTCGCTTATCCCAAAATGCAATGTCGGCATCTGTGGTTGCTTTCTTTTTGTTTGCTTGTAACTCTTTTCTTTCTGCATACCATCTCTCCAATAAGCCTGGAACAATACCTTGGAAGTCTGTTTTGAATATTGTACCATTAGCACTGATATTCCAAGGTTGCCCACTATTAAAAACTAAGTTGTAAACATCGGCGCCTGTAACTTCTACAGTTGAACCATCTTCCATATCCAAATGCATTGTGTGGTTAACGTCTTTGGCCATGACCATTTCATATTCATTGCTACCAAACTTACCTAACCATGCATCTGCAAATGATTTCTTTTCCAGTGTCTGCTTGTTTATGATTTCTTCTTCAGTGTAGTCTTGTCTCAGTTGTCCTACAATAGTCTCCGGAGCCATGTTAAGTGCTCTGAACACACTAGGATACAGACTGTTCAAGTCCATGCTACCTACCCATTCATGGAAACCTTTCTTGGGGAACGCAACATAAGCACCTGCCGCCTGTGTGTTCTTTCGCTCACTGCGGTCTCTGTCTGGAATGATATAGTCACGTCTGTGTGCTTCATTGATAATTGCTTGTTCTGTGGTTGCCACAGCACCCATTGTAGTCGGCAATAGCACTGTGTTATCATGTGCAATAGTGTTTGCTAAGTCAATAAACTGTAGTTTCTTATCTAGTTTATCCAACAGCATAACGTCTTGAATGTTGTATTCCAAGAACAGTTTGAAGTCATGATTGTAAAGTCTATCCAAACTACCTTCATAGGCTACTTTCTTCTCACCTACTTCCATCTCACCAATGTAGTCCAGCCTGTAACTGTGTCGTTCCTCATAGTTGTATTTGCGATACAGTTGCATATAGTCTAAGTGTACACGACCAATTAAATCATATGTCTCACGCTCACTACCGAATGCTTCATATGTTCTCTGCTTTGGCAGTTGATCAAACAAACAAAGTTTACGTAATTCACTTTTGCCTAGTACCTTGATAATCCTATTTACAATATAAGGAATATCATAACCCTCACTGTTCCAACCACTCAGTATGTCTGCATCTTCTATGAGGTTGAGAAATGTTTGTAGCATTTCTTTCTCAGTCTTAAACAGTATTACTTCTTGCAACTCACTGGCAACGTTTTGTGCTTGACCCCAACTAAGTGTCTTAGGCGGAACAGCCAAACACACCATAGCATCCATCCACTGTAAGTACACACCAATAGATGTGATCTCCATGAATGCATCTTCGGGTGAACTGTATCCACGTTGTGGATCAAAGTCTACCTCGATATCTAAAAATGCAGTATGTAGTTTAGGGATATCAGCATTGAGATAATGCTTTGCTATTGTTTTGTTTACAGGCTTGATATCAGTTTCAAACGTTTTGTTTGTTTTATTGATAGCAACATTCTTGCGAAAGTCTTTGATATTCTTACAGCGAATTTCTGCAACTGGCTCGCCATAGATACTTCTATGCGAACCTCTCGGATCAGCAACATAAAAATTGTATTCGGGTTTGTGTTCCACTAGCAGACGTTGTCCGTTTACACGTTCGACAACGCGAATAAGATCTTTCTGCTTATCGTAGAAGGCGTCTACGTAACTCATATTTGTCTGTCTCCGAGCATCACTTACGGCTGACGCAATACCAAATTAAAAAAGATAGTTATCTAATTAAAGAGTTCTACCAACAGTTTCAAGGATAGTTTCTAGTTCATCGAACTTGTCATACTCATCTTGGAAACTTGCTTTGTGTGCAATACGAATTGCTTTGTTTAGCACACCTGGTTTGAGGTCCATTTCTTCTGCGATTGCTTTCACTGTATCGCGAAGACCTTCTTTGAGATTTTCAATCTCATACGTAACTTGCATGCCTTCGTCGATTAACTTCTTAAGACGTGCTTGTTCTTCTGTATTAAATGATCTGTTAAATGCCATATTATTTTCCTGTGTTAATATTTATGTCCACAGCATTAATTATAGCAGGTTTTTGGCTAGTGTCAATCGGTAAATCTATTTCGTAGTGTACCTTAAGACCTGGGATTTGATCAAATGATATTTGATCGAGGATGTTGCGATCTTTAATTCTGTTGCCTTGCTTATCGTATGCAACAAATATATCGCCTATTCTGTATACTTCTATTCGCATTCTTTAACTGATAGATAGAATGTAATGCCACCTGCAATCATTGGTAGCATCATAATTACTCCAAGAAAGAAAACGCCTACGCTCACGTATAGTCTACTTCTACCCAATCAGTTGCATCGCCTGGTTGCATGACACGTTCCTTTGTACCGTGTTGCATTCCACTGTCGGTTGACTTGGCGTACTTGGTTAACAATTTAATTGGACCTGGTCCATTGTACATCCAACGCTCACGTACATAGTTACCACCTGAAGGTTCTTGTTGCTTCTCAGCAAAACCCATCTTCTCTAGGTCACCCCAAGCAGGTCCTTGAATAGTGTAACCAGCATTGTGAATCTCTGGTGTATCACCATCTTCGATTGCACGTCTAAGACCTTTGAGCTTTTGCTCTGCCTTCTTGACTTTGTCTTCTTGCGTTAAAAATAGTTCTTGTAATCTCATATTAAAACTCTAAACTGGTCTCGTATTCAAAATCTAAATCAGGGAATTCTTCTGCAATTTCATCTGCTATGTCTTCCCCTTCGTTTATGTCGAGTTGTTGTTCTAAAACAATCTCATAGATAAGTTTATCATTGTCTGCTTCGTATACAGTAACGTTGGCTTCTATTTGTGTTCCGTCGTTGCTGTATGCTTTTACAATTTTAGATGGACAAACACTTTGAACTATGTCAAAATAGTTCACTACATCATCATTGCTAAGTTCTTCCTTAGTAATCAATCTACAAAAGTGTTTGATAAAATCCATATTTACTTCTTACCTGTCCAAGCCTGGGCACCAAAAAATGCGGCAACAATACCTGCAACTGCAATGAAGTATACGCCTGCCATGTCACCTAAAATGTCTGCGGCCTTTTCAACGCCTGCAAAATTTGTACCGATAACTAGCACTGGGTATGCTAACATTCCATACAATGAGAACCACGCCATCTGTCTTTGTGCGTCTCTCATTGCGTCTTGGTCTTCTAACTCCTTACGTCTGAATTCCAAATACATTTGCTCTTCTTGTTTTGAGACTTTACCATCACCGTTGCTGTCTGCTGGATGAAAGTGTTTGTCTACTGTTTGTTCTTCTGCCATAATAAAATCTCCTACCTTATTGTACTATTTATCATAAAGTAGGATTATAAATACTATTACATGTACAGTAGTTTTAGCCAATCTTATCAAGATATCTTTGCATTAGAAACATGCAATCACAATACCTATATAGAAATAGGTGGCCACCATCCTGTTATCAGTAACAATACATTTCTATTAGACACATTATGCTGGCAAGGTTTCAGTATTGAAATTGACAGAGACCAATGGTGGAAACATTGGGCATATCATAATAGAAAGAACAT